CGATGTAGAAGGGTTAAAAGATAAGATTAAATCACAGGTTCCAGATGTAGAAGGCTTAAAAGACAAACTAAAAACAAAGGTTCCCGATGTAGAAGGGTTAAAAGATAAGATTAAATCACAGGTTCCAGATGTAGCAGCGTTAAAAGATAAACTAAAATCAAAGGTTCCAGATGTAGAAGGCTTAAAAGATAAACTAAAAACAAAGGTTCCAGATGTAGAAGGCTTAAAAGATAAGATTAAATCACAAGTTCCAGATGTAGGAGTGTTAAAAGATAAGCTTAAGTCAAAAGTTCCAGATGTAGAAGGGTTAAAAGATAAGGGTATGATGAATAGTGATACAATAAAAACAAATTAAAATGTATAGATATATATGAATTATAGTATATTATATGTTATAAAAATTGAAAATGTTGTAACAAATAATATATATAAACAAGTATGTATAATATAATTGAATCTTATAGACCTTTTTTAGATAGTAATTCTAGAAATGAATTAACTAAAAAATTACATCATTTATTAGAAACATTAATAGTTTCAAAAAGTGGGTTGAATACAATAAGTGTATTTGAATTAATAAATGTTTTATTTGATATAAAGGAAGATATTTTTATTCTTTATGAAATAGTTGGTCCACATATAGAATATTATTTTGGTGATAAAAAGTGTTGTAGTTATCGTTGGGGTGTTGAACAATCTAACGATGGACATTTTATACCTAATCGGTGTATTAGTCAAAAATTACCTGGATATTTATATTGTTCAAAACATAATGAAAAAGAAATAAAAATTTGTCAAGGTTGTATTAAAGATACAAAAAAAGAAATTACTCATAATTTTGGATGGGAACATTGGGGTAATATATTTGAAAAAAATCTTAGGAGTGTATTTATTAAAAACTTATCTCAATTAAAAGTGACAGAATTAATTTCATATCCACTTAAATATTTAAAGAATAAAAAATCTATATTACAAATAGAAGAACCTATTAAAAAACCAATAATTGAATCAACTTCTGTAAAACAAATTGAAAAGAAAAATTGTAAAATGAATTCAGATGTAAAAAATAATAGTATATCAGAAAAACCAAAATTATTAAGTGGACTATTTAGTAAAATAAATATTTCAAATGATATAATAAATAATATGAAAATGTATTTATTGTTTTATCTACTAGAAAATAACCTAATTAAGGTCAGTTCAAAATATCCCGTTAGACAAATTCATATTTATGATAGTGATGAAATATATTATAATGATAATAAATTTGTATATAAGCTTATAGATTCAAAAATCATAGGAGTAGGTATTGTTAAAGATAATGATACTATAATTTTAAAAAACGCAATAAAAGAGATAATATCAAACGATATTAAATATAATGATATTGAAATAAATAGTTTTATAGATAATTTATTATCTAAAAATAATGAATGAATACATTATATAAAGAAATGGAAATTTTAATAAAAGATTTTTTTATAGATTTATTTAGTAGTTTTAAATACAATAAAGAATTAATAGATGAGCAAATATCAAGGGATTATGATAGATTGTCACTGTATTTTAATGATAAGCAAATAATTAAAAAAAGTAATTATTATTATTTATTACATAATTTATCGTATTGCCGTTTGATGAAAAGACTATTATGGGTTTTACCAACTCAGGCAACTCTTTTCCCATTTTATGATTTTTTACATAAAAAATTTAGTGATAATATTCTTGCGGAAATACCACCAAATTATAGTATTTCGAATGATTTTAAGATTATGATTAAAACAATTGATAAAAGTAGTATTAGTGTAAAAATGTTTAAAAATTTTCGTATTTTAAAAAATTGTGATAACAATATTATAGAAATAGGTTTTATATTAACTGAAATAAGTTTTATCATAGGTAATAATTATGATAAAAATATTCGTATGAAATATAGTATTAAAAATATATAAAGGTTAATTCTAAATATATTATAACTGTATGTGAATTAATGCGAGAAATAATTATAGGATTTGCGAATAAAAAATTTAAAAGTAATAAAATAAATAGAAATGAACATTGTTTGTTCATACAACCATTTGTCACAACTAAGCAATATTTTAATAATTTTGATAATTTATATTTTCTATGTATTGGAATATTTCAATTATTAACGATTGAACAATTAGGTTTATTACCAAAATATTGGAGTCCAACTGGTCCATATAGTACAATTATTCCATTATTGTTATGTTTATTTTTAGAAATTGCGGGTGATTGTTATAAATGGTTTATGTTATTTTTTGAAGATTATAATAGAAATCATAAAAAGTATAGATTATGGGATTATAAATCTAATAAATGGATTGAAAAATGTAATCAGGATATTTATCCCGGTGAAGTAATAGCACTTGAAAAAAATCAAAATATTCCTATGGATATTTTATTAATAGATTTTTTTACAGAAGTTCAAAGTAGACATGATTATTGTAAAATTAATTTAGCTAATTTAAATGGTGAGAGTTATCCAGTAATTGTTAATAAAATAGGTAATGAATTACGTTTAGATGATTTTCGTTTAGGAAAAATCAAAATAAAAAGTGATAATAAGCAGAGTATTTTTGATATAGATGGTAGTTTAATATTTAGAAATGGAAATTCGTTAGATTTTAATCATAGTTGTTTATTAGTAAATGGGTCAAATTTACTTAGTGAAGGATGTTTAGGCATAGTTATAAATTGTGGCACGGATTGTAAATTACAAGATAAAAAGTTTAATGATAATAAAAAACAAAATACAATTATGAATAAAATTAGTAATTTTATGATGAATACAACAATTTATATACTTATAAGTTTAGTATTGGGTATAACGTTTTATAAAAGTTATTATAATACAAAAAGTAATTTTTTAAATTTTTTTCATTATTTTATATTATCTAGTATTCAGACCTGGATAGTTTTAAATGGTATTATACCATTTTCAATTAAAATTTTACTATCAATATTTCGTGGTATACAGTCTAAAAAATTTGGTGATGGAATTAAAGTAAATAGTCCATATTTAGTAGATCAATATCCATTTATTGATTATATATTATCTGATAAAACAGGAACGATAACAAAAAATAGTTTAGAATTAATGAAAATGATAGATTGTAATGAAAATATATATCATTTGGATACACAAGATAAACTTTTATCTAAAGATTTGATTCGAGGATTAGGTTTATCAATTAGCATAAGTGATGGTACTTATCAAACACCTGAAGATAAAACAATACATCAAAGGTATTTATATTTAAATAGTAAAATAACATATGTTGATAATAATGTGGTCTTAGATATTTATGGTAATGTTGATGAATATATTAGATACCCAACAGAAGGGTTAGGTTTTAACTTATTACGTCCTATAAGTAGTCAGATTTATGTAAATAAAAAAACGGGAGAATATTATATTTATACTAAAGCATCTATTAATAGATTACGTAAATCACTAAATATAAATGATAGAGAAATACTATCAAATCTAGATATGAAAATAACTCAAATAGATAATAGTTTACGTATCTTAGGTTTAGCTTGTAGAAAAATAGATAAACAAGAAATATTAGATTACGAGTCTCGTAGTATTATAGAGCGTCAATTATTTGTAGAAAATTTCGAAAAAGACTTACAATTAATCGGTTTATTAGGAATTCAAGATAGTCTAGTCACGAATATTGAACATTGTATAAAGTGGTTTATAGATAACAATATTGGTTTTGGATTGTTAACCGGGGATAGAAAAATTACAGCATTAGCAGTTTCAAAAAATGCTGGCTTAGTTAACGAAGAAAGTAGAATAATAAGTCTTGATAGTATAGAAATACTCCGCAAAAATTATTTAAATAATTTTAGTATTCATAATACGAATTCAGTATGTTTATTATTTAATAATGAATTTATAGAATCATTAATATTAGATAGAGAGGCTCAGATAATATTTATAGATATTTTAAAGTATAAACCTAGACTTATTGGTTATAGTTTAACACCAAATGGTAAAAAATCTGTATTAGATTTAGTTGAAATAAGTGGATATAAAACATTAGCTATAGGTGATGGTCTAAATGATATTAAGATGTTATCTTCGGCAAACATTGGGGTAGCTTTAAGTGATAATATAGATAGTTATGGTGATTTTGTATGTGATAATTTTTTGAGATTAGTAGACTGTTTTAAGATGGGTTATCACTTTAGTCAAAGAAATCAAATTATTAGTTTAATGACAATGTTTAAAAGTTGTAGTATAGGCTTTGTATTATTTTGGATATTGTTATATGGTGATGGAATAAGTGGACTATTTGATTTTTTTGTTCATCAAGGATTTCATTTAGTATGGTGTTTAATACATCCCTATCTATATGCTATTTTAGATAAACCGACTAATAATATGTTAAATATGAAAACACGTTCTATTTTAAATAGATTTTCGATGAGTTTTTGGATATTTATAGCGGGATTAGATAGTTCTTTATTAATGATATATTTAAAACCATTTATTTTTAATAATATATTTACAAGTTTTGCTGTTTTCTATTTAATTTTACAAATTAATAGTATGTTATTTTTTTTTAATTACAATTTACGTAGTTTGTTAGTTCAAATATTTAATTTATTATTATTTGGTTTATATATTCATTTTAGTAATATAGGTATAATGAATTTTATACATAAATTAATAGAATCTTTTATGTTAGAGTATGTAATTATAGTATTATTACTACAAGTATTTGTCGTATCAATTTGGCGTAAATATTTAAAGATTTAGATATCAATAATAATTAATATGATATATTTATTACTTTTAATTATATTTGTTTTATTAATGTTAGCTTATCATTTTTGTAAATTAATTGATAAGATAGAAAATTCTGCAGAAGATAGTATGTTTTTTTTTAGTAGGAAAAAACAAAATAAAATTGATTAAATATAATTTATAATACATATTATATAGAGTTAAACAATATGGATTATGAATTATTTAAAAAAAATAGTCTAGATCAAAATCATTTTAAAATTATTGATGTTGATGCCGATAATAAATGTTTTTATAGCGCAATAATAAATAATATGTTACATCGTTCTGATACGACGATTAATCCATATTCACTTATAAATAAAAGAACATTTCGTATTTATAAAAACAGTAATACATATGAATCTGCTGACATAGAATATCTAGAGAAAGCCCGGATATCATTAGAAGTAAAAACACTTGCTTGGATTGATAGACATCGTGATGATGTATTTCCAGAATTAGGAATTAAAATTCGTGAATTAGTTGAAATGACACATGAAATACCATTTGACCTATATATTCGGCGTGATATAGAGGAATATCCTATCTGGGGTGGATTACCTGAACAAGTAGCAATATCTAACTTATATCATGTTCCAATTCATATTTATAGACCTGTTCGTTTCAATAAAAATAATTCAAAAATTTATGAAGGTGTTATCAAAAATAATAATCCGAATAAAGATGTTAGATTTCAACATACTCAAACAATTACTCCTTTTAAACAAAAACAAAACGGAAATTTACCATTTAATTTACTTTGGAAGCGTTACAGTAATGGAGATGACCACTATATGACATTATTAGAAAATGATTAAATAACCGATATTTTTAATCTAGTATTTTCGATGTGTAAATAATTCTTTAATTTGTGTTTCATCTAATGTAAGATATATATATGTTATAAATGGTAATAATTTATCAATAATTAAATCTGTTTTTTTATTACTTTCACTAAATAAATTATTATAGATATCATCCAATTGTTCCGTATCTAGATTATTAATATATTGTATTAAAATTTCACGTTTATCCATATATTTCATAAAACTAAAAAGTATAAATGAAATAAACTTAAAAAATAGATTATAACTAATAATTAGTGATAATGTATATTGAAAAGTTAAAAGAAATAGATATATTTGAATTATTTCCCAGTTTAGAAAATACAAAAAAAATATTATTATCTCCGAATGATACAAATATTTTATTTAATACTACACAGGTTGATTATACATATGTTTTTGAACAATTACTAGAAAAAAAATATCCAAATAATCCTTTTAAAACAAATCAGTATAAAGAAAATAATTATAATTATAATGAATATTGTTATATATTAGATTGTAAAGAGTGGAATATATTAGAATTTACAGAATTTATAGTAGAATATTCTAAATTAAATAGTATCAATATGAAGCCAAATTTATTTATTTTATCTAATATAGATATTCTAGATAAAAATAGTCAAAATGTATTAGGTACATTAATTGAAACTACCTATACAAAATCTCGGTTTTGGTTTTTCTGTAATCATATAGCAAAAATTCCGAATAAAATAATACATCGAGTATTAACAATAATTATTGGAAAAAATATTTATAAAAATTTTAAACAAAATCTATTAAAAATAGTTAATAAGCCAATATTTGAAATTATTATTGATAAAATTATTCAAAAAAGTAATGGAGACTATGGGGCTGCGCTTTTATATCTTGATATGCTAACAATAGATTCTAGTATATTAAATAGAGAATTGTTTACGCAAGAAAGACTAGAAATTAAAAAATTTATAGAAGATGAAGAATATACCACACAAAATTATCAAGGACTTAGAGAGGTATGCTTTCGTTTATTAGAAAAAACGGAATTGATAGATATTTTTTATAATTTTATTCATTTTTTTCAGAAATTTTTAACACGTAATCAATTTACACTTGTTTTAAGTAGATGTGCTGAATATTTGTCGAAAGATAAAATTATGAATAAACAAGTTTGGCTTTTAGAATCATGGCTATTAGATACTATACTAATATATCGTGGTTACAATGTAAATAGTACTACAAATTTTCTAGAAGTTTAAGAAAATCATCAGTAAATCCCCAATTCATATTTTTCCAATGATTACCATTAGAACCATTCACATAATCAATTTTACCAGATATATTATTTGTATGAATTAATGATATTATTATACCAGTCCAGTCTAATTCCTTACATTTGTTATAGCGACCCTCAATAAATTCTTCACCCTCACCTAAATGTTTTTGGATAGGAAATCCTCTTTCTAACCAAAATCCACGTTTAAAAAATAATGTTGCTTCTGATACACGTTTATCAGGACAATCATATATACTAGGTGAATTTAAAAAACTAATATTTTTATATATATTATAACATGCTATTGTGCTACAATAACTACAATCATCATTACCTAATGTTGATAGCCTATGTTCTATAATATTTGCTGGATAAAAATCATCATCATCCATACATAAAATATAATCTCCATTACTATTTTCTATAGCTATATTACGTTTAAGTCCTATACTTAAATGACTATTTAATTTTAAATATATGATACGTGAATCTTTAGGTAAATCTAAAGGCTCATCCCCATCATCTACAATTATCCATTCGCGATTTTGATAGCTAAGACTATTCCAAACAAACAATGCTATTTTAAATAAATTACTGCGATTATATGTTGGTGTAATTATTGAGACAAGTGGATTTTTTGCTAAATTGTTATCTTCTTTCTTATTTGTTTGAATTGTATATAAAATAGATTCAAATAACTTTGTCATATATTTAGTAAAATTTTGGAGAAAATCATATTGATTATCAATAAATAGTTTTCTTGACATATTACTACGTTTCTCAATATTATCAACACCATTCTTTATAATTATTAATAAATCATTATAATTATTCCATATATACTGTTCTTTATAATTTACAAGTTCACTATTAGATGTTATTATAACACTTCCAGTAGAAGCTTCTTCTAATAATTCATATCCAAATTTTTCTTTTGTTAATTGTATAAAAACACTTTCAATGGGTAGTTTATCAAAATACAAATTAATTTTATTAGATGTTACTAACTCAAGAATTAGCTCATTGTCTTTTGGTAATTTACAATATACATTTAATTTTTCATCATTTGTCCAATCTTCTATTAATTTTAGTAATAAATCAATATTTTCAATTGTAGCAAATGTATAATAAGACAGCGTTTTTTTAGAAATAAATTCTTTATTATTTAATTTATCCATCATAGTCCATCCCATATAACGTATTTTTTTACCTTGAGCAATATCAGCAAAATAGTCTTCAGCTGTATGTGTTTTACAATAAATATAATCTAATTTATCCACATAATATATAATATTTTTTTTAGTTGTGTCGTCTGTAATTAAAATATGTTTACCGTGTTTATGGATTGAAATTGTATTTATATAGTCTAAATATATAGATAAATCAGCATTTCTAATATTTGTATGTTTATAATCATATATTTTAATATCATGCGGTGGTGTGCATATTAATTGTCGAAGAATATTAATATCATTATTTGTTTTTAAATCAATAGATAAATTAGTAAAAAGATTAATTAACATTAAATAGTATATTTGATTTATTTATTTATTTGTTTATAATAAAATTATTAAAAAATCGATTATAATTTATATATTGTGTATTTAAACGTTCTTCTTCACCTCTATTAATACAAACTATAAATGTTTCTTCAGATAATTCTGGTTGTATATCTGATACCAAATCTAAAAATGTTATCATGCGTCCTTTTTTATCTAATAAACCAAATACACGACCATCTACAACATTTACTTTATTACAATTAGCTAAATAATATAAATAATTAAAATCACTATAATCAGCTTGTCGATTTGGATTTTGTATAATATATTCACACATTTGACTCCAAATTTTTAGTCCACTTTTACACATTATAGGTAATACTTGATGTAGGTCTGGTATATACGGCATTATTATAGTTTGTACTTTACTACGTAATACATCTAAATTTTTAATAGGAAAGCTATATGCTGGTGACCAAAATCCTCCATATTGATATAATATTTTAGACTGAATATATAATTCATTATTTTCTAAACCTGTAGTTATATCTATATATTTATTTAGATTTCTTTGATTTAAAACTATAATATTCCAACCTGTTTTTTCTTTTAAATTTTGAATACATAGGTTAAATAATTGAGTATTAGGATGATAATATAAACGACTTCCCCAATCAAGCCAATCTCGACTATTTTTTTCAAATGGATAATATATCCAAATAATTCTTTGAATATGATTTGAACCTATCGATTGATTCATAAAATTTTCTATTTTATTATTTCGTAGATTACACTCGTTTATAATAATTTTATGATTCCCTGAAAAAATATACTCTGTTGGTGTTCTATTAATTTGATATTGATTTCTTGGACATCTTAACATAGTAAAAAATTCATAATTAGAATTACTATGTTGTATAATAAGATATAATAAAATAAATAAAATCAATATAATATATTTCATATATTACATATAATGATTTTATTATTGATAATACTCTAAATTAATATTAATCTAAAATATAAAAACATTATTCATCTACAGGATTCATTACATTTGCTGCTAAACCAGGAGGAATCACTAGCATTTGATTAATAGCTAAAATTGTTCTTGTACGAGGTTTATATTTAAATCTATTTAATACGTATATTATAAGAATTCCTATTAATAAATATGTTAGACACAAAAATACGGGTTTAGATGCCGCTCCAGATAATATATATCTACCAATGATTAAAATAGTATTTAAAATGGATGAAATTGTAGATTTAAATACTGCCCTAAAACCATTTAAAAACACAGCTAATATTTTGGCAGAATTATTCATACCTTGTAAATTTGTATTAACTTCCGGAAGATTTTCTACATTGGGTAAAACATATTTTATTGAATCTCTAATAGGATATGCAATTCTTTTAATAATATTTAAAAAATAAGTATAATTATTTACATCTGTTTCGCTCATATACCATATAATACTACTAATTGTTGTAAAAATAATCAATAATGTAATTTGTATTCGTCCAATAATTATAGCCGATTTGTTCTCTTCATAATCTATTCTTTTTTGTATATCACTTAAATCTTGCCTATTCATATTATACATTTGTATCTGAGTTTGTAGCATTTGATTTGTTTTTGTTAAATCACTTGAAGCGTTAACTTCTGCGATTTCTTTGTTTGTCTTGAATTCGTCTTTCTTTACTTGGGTTTCTAATTCCATTTTTTGTTTATCTAATTGGAGCTTTAATTTAGCAATTTCTTGTTGATCTGCTTGTTGTTGTTCAGATAATTTAAATTGATCCGCTTGTCTTTTAGACTCCAATTCTAATTTTTGTCTATCCAATTCTAATTTTTCTCTGTCCAATTGTAATTCTGCTAATCTTTCGTGTGTTTTCATTTGTTGTATTTGTATATTATGTTCTGCTACTAATCGAAAATGTTCCATTGTAAATTGTTGGTGATAACGAGGTGAACTTGGTTCATCAACATTTGGTAATGAAGGAACTGATGCTTGTTCTGTAACATTTTGTATGGAACGTATATGTAGTTGTGCTAAGCCAATTTGACCAGACTCATTTGCTCTTTCAGCTTCTATATATTGTTCAATTGCTGATTTAACCATTTGTAAAGAACTTTTTACTTCTGGATCTTGACTATGTTCCAACAATATTTGTACATTTTTCGCTATATTTCTACCACTTTGTATATTTTCTAAAGCACTTACTAGATTTCCGGCCAATAGTTTTTGCGGTTCTAGTATACTAGGATCTTGTAATAAACTTTCTGATGCTCCTCTTGCTGTAGATAATGCTCTATTAATTTGTTCCATTACTGCTTCCAAGTTACTTAAAAATGGTGTTATTTCATCAAATGTTATACTTTCAACGTCAAAGGGTTTTCCACCAGATTGGTTTATTTCTTTTAATATTTTATTAATATTAGGAAATTTTACACCTAAAAGATTTTCGATTTTTTTTATAGCATTTTTAATTTTTTTTTTTGTAAGTTTTCCACCCATTTGAAGATTTTCCATTGCCATTTCTTCAACACTTGGATATTCCATTTGAGTCATTTCAGACAATTGGTCTAGGACTTTTTGTAATTCTTCCAGTTGTTTTTTTGATGCCATATATATATATATATTAAATATTAAATTCTATAAAATATTGGATAATTTTTTTTAAAAATATTTCTTCCCCAATTTGGGTCTTTTAATAAATTTTTTTGAAGTTTATATCTATAAAAACAATCCCACTCTAATTGTTCTCTTTTATTATTCGTATGACACATATCAGTAATATTAAACATACTGCTTATAGGAGGACTATTTACTACAAAATTAGAACATTTAGGTCGCTGAGAATTCATATCATTTATTTCATTTGACATATTAAAATGACTTCCGCGTAGTTCTCCCTGGGTGCCATTTATTACAACTGGTATAGAATGACAATCAGGATTTGCTGGTGGTAACATACCTAATTGATTTTGACATTGAAATTCTTCAAATATTTCATTATTTTTAATGATACGCATATATATCATTGATGCAAATAGTAATAAAGCTAATAAACTTACTATATATTTCCAATTATCAAATATAATTTCTAACATATATACATTATTATAAGAAATTATTAGATTTACAACAGCTACATACTGTTCCCCATATACAGTTTTTATTACATTTTTTTTTATTTTTATTTGATAAACAACAAGCTTGACATAAAATATCTCTATTCGTTTTAAACGATTCTAAAAATGGTTTTTTAGAAATTAATGGATAAAATAAACCAATTAGTAAAAATAATATTGTTAAAAATAAAAATAAATAATAAATAAAATTCATATATATAATATATTATTTATTTTAGCAACATAAACATTTAAATCCATTAGAATAACAATTTTTGACACATTCTTTCTTTTTTTTTTTTTTATATATTAAACAAAATTCTTTACTTTCTTCTTCATAAGATTTACTCCTAAAAACAGGTTGATTATTATTTTCGTTTGATGTATTACTATCTAAAAATTCTTTATTTTTTAAAAATACATATGATAAAAATATAATAGAAATTAAAATAAATATAATAACATATGTTAACATTATATTATATTTATTTATAATAATTTTTCTAACTTAATATTTGATTAGGAGTTTTTCCATCAGGTCGTTGCCATAGTCTGCCATTATATGTCCAACCACATTTTAATAAAAAATTTGTATTACGAACAATATCTCTACTTGGAATTCCACCACGTATCCAGTCCTTGGAAACTACTTCTTCAACTATATGCTGAGGATTTTGAATATTTTGTGCTAAACACGGGACCATAGGAACAAATCGGTCAATATATATACCAGATAAAGTATTACATTGTTTTTTTTGACTAGTATCTTCTCCTGTTTGTAGCACACTCTCTAATACGGAATTACCAATTCCTCTTCCCATAAATGGAACAGTAGCATATGGACGTGTATATAGTTGTTGTATATACCGCATATTCGTTAAATTATTAGCATTTCTAACACAACTATCAGCATCAATATTACATCCATCAACACTTGTCCAACCATATCCGTCACGATATGTAATTGTTGGTTCGCTCATAGCTATAGCATCAACATTTTTAGCAGCACATTCACAATCTTTAAATGCCGTTACCATATAATTACCAACAGATCTACTTTGTAAATTACGACTAGTAGTATAACACATATCATCGGCAGTTCTTGTAAGTCTATTTAAATTTAGTCTAGAACAATCTTTATGTTCCTGTTGATTCATACATCCTAATGGATATTTTCCAGTAGGTTGTTTACTAGAAGGATTTAGATTAACCCCTTGACATTTTAAATTATAACAATCTGTAGGCATAATATATATATTTATCTTATTTTTTTTATCTATTTTATAATTTTAAAAATATAGATAAATAAGTTTATTTATCAATAAAATATTCCTTATCAGTTATATAGATAATTATGGAAAACTATCTAGAAAGATTTAATCAGACTACATTAGAATTAATAGGTGATTTAAAAGCAGTATATCCTAATATGGAAAATTCATTAAATAGTTTTTTAGAAATATATACTTGTCAGAATGGGAATCGCGCATATATGAATTATTTTTTAGAGCATGTTTCACCGCATGTTGATTTAATTGTGTCTAAAAATATAGAATTATTTGATAAGACAAATATTTTGTCGGATATAAATATTAAATTTATATTTATAGATAGCGAAAGTGAACCTAATCGTGAAGTTGTATGGAAATATGTTGAAGCATTATATTTATATGCACAAGCTTATATGAAATTATACAAAGAAAGTGGCATAGAAGATGAAATGAAAAAATATATGGAAACGATGGGGTTTAACCAAGAAAATTTTAATAAAATTTTAGAAAATTTAAAAAAACAGGGAGAAAATAGTGGTAATGAATCAAATAGTGCAGAACAGTCTAAGCTTACACCTGAAATGGAACAAATGGCGGACAGTTTATTTGGTGGTATGATTGGTAATTTAGCAAAAGAAATAGCAAGTGAAATTAATCCGAGTGATTTACAATTAGACCCAAATAATCCAGAAGCACTTTTACAAAATTTATTTTCGCCTGATAAAGGTAATTTGATGAATCTTGTTCAAAATATTAGTGGTAAATTACAAACTAAATTAGATAATGGTCAACTAAATCAGCAGGAATTATTTAATGAAGCTAACAATATTATGTCTAATTTACAAAATATGCCGGGTGTCTCTAATATGATGAATAATATGACAGCGGGAGGTATGCCCGGATTAGATCCTACTATGATGGCTGGATTAATGAGTGGATTAATGGGTGGAGCAACTAAAAAATCAAACAGTAAAAATTTATCATTATTACCTAAAAATCATCCTAAAAGACGTGGTGGAAATAAATAATAAGAATTTCTAAATAAAAAATATTTTTTTAACAGTTTAGTGTTGTTAAAAAGATATAAAAATCTTATAAATAATTATATGGATACAACGTCTACATTAAAAATAAATGATAATTTTTGGTTAAATAATCCAAAAATTTTAATAGACCCTAATCGATTATCTGAATTTTTTCCAAATCCACATATGACTACAGTTGAACAATTAAATGCTATTGTTAGATTTTGTTTTTATTTAAGTATTATATTAATGTTATTAAAGCAAAATATAAATTATATATATTTATTTATAATTAGTTTAGTTATAACATTTGGAATTTATCAATATGACCCAAAATTAAAACTAATGGAAAAAAAAGAAACTTTTGGCATATTTGATAATCGATCAAAACGAGATAAACATAAAAATTATGTAAAACCAACTTACGCAAATCCATTTATGAATCCATCATTATTAGATTATACTGAAAATCCAAATCGTGAAGCATATAGTAGAAAAAGTTTTATTAATAATGATGATTTAAAGTTAGATATAGAAGATAAGTTTTCATACAATTTGTATCAAGATGTGAATGATATATTTGGAAAAACCAATAGTCAGAGACAATTTTATACAACGCCTATAACAACTATTCCGAATGAACAATCTAATTTTGCCAAATGGTTATATGGAACGAATGATACATGTAAAGACAATAATGGATATCAATGTATGATTAATAATCCTACATTTTTTAATGCATCAAGTCCTCCAATTATTTTTTAATTGTTACAAGTTACCTGAAATACAATTAAATTATAATATTCATATTTAGAAAAATAATATATAGTATTATTAGATAAAAAAGAAAAATGTATATATTTTGTTATAGTTTTAATCAAAATGGTAATTACATTGATCAAAATGTAATGAATCACATATATCACATTATTAATAAATCAAATATTATACCTGATATATTAGTTTTAGGTTTTCAAGAAACACGATATGGATTTGAATATTATTGGACCAATCTAGATTTAAATAAAAAATATATATTAATTCATAAAATTAGATTAAATGGTATAGGTAATGTGGGAATACGTGGATTAGGATTATATATTTTAAAACAAAAAGATACCGATTTATCAATTCATTTTAAAGAAGAAAATTGGGTTCGATTTAATTATCAATATTTTGGTAAAGGCGCAATAAGCGCTCTTATTACTATTAATGGAACATCATTTTTATTCATCAATACACATTTACCATATCATGAAACCTGGGAAGGCGGAGGTATAAAAGAACGTGTTGATAGTTTAAATGTTATTTTTGAATATATTATTTCTAAAACTACATATGACCACATTTTTATTTTAGGAGACTTTAATTTTAGAATACACTTAAAAACAAAAAATAGATATGCCAGTATTATTACAGAAGATGATCCTCAACTATTTGAATTGTATTTAAGAAATAAATCTTGGAAACTATTGTATTTTAATGATGAATTATATTTACTTAGTTTTTTTTATAGTAATTTTTTAACAAATTTAAAAAGTGATGTAAAACATGGCGCAGAATATGGCTATATATTAGAAATTCCATTATTGCCATTTTATAGACATATGATAGATAAATTTAATTTTCCACCTACATATAAAGTATACCGTGATAGAACAGATATACAAAATCCCGAAGATGACCAATTAGATATTGAAAAATATTATACAAGATGGAATACAGATAGAATACCAAGCTGGTGTGATCGTATTTTATCTATTGAAAATTATAATGTGAAACGAATTTTATATGAAAGTAGTGATAGTATTCTTGTAAATAATAGCGATCATTTACCTGTCTATGCTCTATTTTTAGTTAATATTTAACCGCTTATTTTTTCACTCAATTTCACTAAAACACCAAAATATTGCCACATACACTCCTTTGTACTATCACTCATACCTGACCAATATTTTTTCAAGTTCATTACAACTGATACACTAAATCCATCACCCATATCAGATGTATTTACTTCCATATTTAGAAAAAACCCTTCATCTCTATTTAATATTTGCGATTTAAAAGGAATAACAATAGAACTAAATACTTCATATAGTTTTTTTGGATTTAATCGTTTTAAGGTTTCTATCGAGTTTTTAGCCATTTTAATATCCATATCTTCTGGATACATATCATTTAATTCACAACCCAAACTACTTAATTGATTAACAAACAAAGATAATGGTGATGTCATAGTTATACTATATACATATAATTTTGTCTTTTCTTTAAACCATTAAACGCAAAAAAAAAGTGATTTATTATATATATGCTTAATGCTATTCTCTATCTTATATCTAATTTTATTTTAACTTTATATGGTCTACTTATTAAATATTATCACGATATTCCAATCCTTGATCAAGTATTCTCCAGAACAGTAGTTTTTACTATCATATCATTCTTTAGTATGAATGGGTTTAACAATTTACAAAAGCTATATAATATCTCTATTCAACCTATAACTTTATTACTTTCTATTGTTAATTTTATAAGTATATATGGTATATATATTTCGTTTGAACAATTAGGCATTGGAATTTCACAAGCAATTATGTATAGCTGGCCTATATTTTATTACTTAATTACAATAAAGAAATATTCTATCAAAGAAATTATCGTTTTAATCATTACCTTTTTATGTGTTTTACTCATTTTACCAAATAAATCAAATACAAATAAATCAAAAAATATAATAATAGGTGTCACTGGTATTATGGCATCCGTCGTAACACATATTTATGTTTTTCACTATATGAAAAAAAATACACCCGATATTAATGAATATCTATATAGTCAATACATCTATATTTTTATTGGATTGATTATTTATTATATATATCAATTCTTCTATCATAAATACAATATTTCATTTAAAAAAATAATACCTATATTATTATTTAATATATTTCTTGGATATTTAGCATTTTATTTACAATTTTTTAGTGTGAAAATACTCAATCCATTTGCTCTCAGTTTATTAACCTTTTTATCTATTATTTTTGGAGTTATTATAGATAAACTTATTTTTAAAGAAGAAATAAATACGAAACAAATCGTTGGTATTATAGGAATCATAGCACTTAATTACTTTTTTTATTAATCGTTGGATGTCTACAACTTCTTCT